ATACTGCCTGTTGGTTTGATTACTCCTGCTCTTGCTTTCCTATTCATTCTAGAACCAAAACTTTTAGTGATAGGTTCATCATTTAATTTAAAGTCCATTGAATCTACATCGTGGTCAAAATCTAAATCAAATGCGTCAGGTTGTACACTTGTATCACCATAAGCAGCTTCAGGTTCTAAACCAAATACCCTACAACTCATTTAATCACCATCATCATTATTATTATCGTTATTTTCATCGTTTTCTGTTGTTTTTCTTTTACAACAGTTTAACCAATTTATATCATGTAATACTTCTATGCTCACGCTTGTTACTGGCACTTTTTCACGTTTGCCCGCAACAGCAACTTCACCTACAGGATAAAACATGTTGAAACGAATGTTTTTAATCACTCTCACATCATACTCCATTTGGACCTGTTGGAAATTGCGGAGTATTGATAATACAACTCTTGCTGCTAAGTTTTGACTTTTCAACTCAGCAGTCTCTGGGTCAGGGTCATATTCAATGCAGACGAACTCAAAAGTAGTTACTAAAGTCATTATCTTAGCGATAGTTGCATTTTTCTCTGGTAATGTAGGATGCTGAACAATCCACACTGCAGGTTCATCAACTCCCTCCTCATTGTTAGCAACTTTAATAATGCTCTCTACATCTTCCAATATTCCATCAGGAACATTTTCTATTGTGATGCATTCTTTGATTATCTTAGTTACTGCCTCCAACCCAGTTAAAAGATTCATAATACTTCACCTATTGCTTTAATAAATAAACTTTCTAATTTGCTTTGAGTTTCTTTCATTGATTTTTCAACGAATTTCTGACCTTTTTGCCCTTTACTGTATCGTAAGAATGCATAACCATCTTTGTTAACTGGGCCATTCCATTTTTTACCAGGTTTGAATGCTAATGCTTTACCGTTTTTAGGTTTGATTAATCCTTTTCCTGCGTATACTCCAGTACCGTCATTGACATATACTGCGTATTCTGCAGGTGATCTGATTTCAATTTCATTATCACTTGTTCTGAAAAAGAACCATTGTCTTAGTAGTCCATGGTCTACTGGACTGTTTAGTGATAGGTTTCTTAGCATTTCCTGGCCTACATATCGGAGGCCTTTTCGTTTGATTTCTGGTAGTTTTTCGCTTATGCTTTTATAAGCGGTTTCGTCTACCGTGATGGTTACTTTTACCATAAGTATCTTTTCCTGTGATTGCGAAGATGTCTATTTTATCACTTGAATGTGATTTGTCTATTACATATGGTGCTAAATCATCTTTTAAGTCATTGCTGAAGATTCTCATGTTGACAATGTTTATTTGCAAATCATTGACCTTTGTTATTGGTGTGTCTCTTCTTGCAATGGCTAATGCTACCATGTTTGAGCATAGTCTTAAGCATACATTTTGTACGGTTGGTGGTATTTTGCAGTCGTATTTTTTGAAGTCATTGTTACAATATGATTTAATCAAATCTTCGCATTGAGAAATCCATACTTCAACAATTTCATTCATTTTTTCTTCATCATCTCTTGATAAATTTAAATGACTTGGTTTTAAACCAGTAAAATTTATCACTTCATCTACAGTACAAAACATCAAATCACCAACTCATAAAAATTTTTTAAATTTCTGTTAACTCAATCTCCAAAGAAGTAGTCTCAGCAGTTACAACAATACTTTTTGAATACTCTTCAAAACCTTCTTTAGTAGCAGTAACAGTAGCACTACCAATAGGAACATTACTTAAAGTACATCCACCTTGGCCACCAGTAGTACCATTGATATCACCAATAGCCACAGCAACACCACTAACAGGATCAGATCCATCAGTTACAGTAACCCCAATATTAACTGTAGTAGCTGCAGGCTCTTCTGCAGGCTCTTCCACAGTTTCCTCTACGGTTTCTGGCATAGAAGGCAATTCACCAAAAGCAAGATAATTGTAAAGTAAATGTTTACTTCTACGAACATTAACTGGCAATTCATTCCATCTTAATTTTTCATCAGCCATAATAACACCTCAATTATAAAATAAATTAAGCTAAACAAGATCTATTGTTTAGCTTCATCTTGAATAACTTCACCTTCTGCTTTAGTCATTTTAGCAGTAATAAGTGAAGAGTAAACTCTTAAACCACAGCAACCACGCATTCTGTACCAGAAGTTGGTTCTTTCAATACCAGGTTTTCTTTCAGGTTCAACTTTAATGTCTTTGTAAACAGCCCATTTCATTAATGAAGGGAATGCACCAAAGGTAGTTAAAGTATCATCTAAAGCACGTCCATCAACAGCATCCAATACTGGAGCATATTTGATAGGATATTTTTTGTAGTATAAAGGTGCTGCACCAGTTTGCATGTTGTCTCCAAGATTAGTTTGTCTGGATTTCAACAAGTTTCTGTAAGCATCTTCTACTTCCCAAGGAACATAGAATACAAACTCATTCATTAAGTTGGATTGACGAATGTTAACAGGAATTGCTCTTAATATAGCATCGAACATAGCTTCAATGGTATCTTCATGTACATTGAAGTTCCTGGTTGCTGCACTTGTACCTAATTCAGAAGATTTCAATTGATTAGTTGATCTCTTAATCCAACCATCGAAAGTATGGAATAAAGGTTGGTCAGCTAAAGTTAAAGTTGAATCACCATATACTGCGATAGCTTCTAAGTCAGAACCGATTCTATCAGCCATCATTGAGAGTAATGTGGATTGGAAAGATTCTCTTTCAATGTTATCCTCTAAGTCATCGTCATCAATGAAAGTTAAAGCTTTTAATTTTTTAGCATTCAATTCATCGTAACCAAAACCAATGCGTGCAGGGGTTAAGTCAGGATTGGTTGTACCGTCAGCAGCATAACCGTCTTGCAATACACGGCCTAATATTTGAGTACCACTGGTTACTTCTTCCATTGTGGTCATTCTTTGAAATGCTGCATCCTGGAGGATTGTTTGATTCATTTCAATATCACGAATGAATTGATTGTATTGTTTTCTGTCTAATAATCCTGCGTTATCCGCCATGTCTGAACGCATAGATTTAGTTGCACCGTAGCCTGCATTTGCTACCATATCTTCGAGTATTTTACCCATGTCTACCATATTATCACCTTAGTTTCTTTTTCTTGTACCATCAGCGTTACGTCCGAGGAAAGTGTATGTGTCCAAATCTTCTTCATCGGATTTGGTTGCTCCATTGTGTATTGGTGGAGTTTTACTTTTAGTTGCACCTTTATTTTTTTCTTCTTCTTCCTCTTCTTCCTCTTCATCAGCAGATTCAGAATTTGGAGTTTTCTCAGTCTTTTCAGTTTCATCAGTTTCTGAAGGAGCTTCCTCTTCTTCCTCTTCTTCATCTTTTTTGTCTGCTTTTAATGCACCGATTGGAGCTAAAGCTTCGTTAATAGCATCAGTAACAATAGTACCCATTTCATCATGTAAGGATTTCATGGCATCTTCATGTTCTGCTTTCATAGTTTCAATTTCTTGAGCTAATGCATCAAAATCAGATTTAGTTGCTGCAGATTCACCTACACCTAAAATTTCACGAATTTTAGATAAGGCTTTTGTATCTTCACTCATACTTTCACCTTCACGTTTTAATTTGCATTGTTTAGAACCACTCTGACAAGGTTTACCCACCAAACTTACAGTAACAGTAGCAGGATTTTTAATATCATGTATCAATTGGCCTGCACTGGATTTGGTAGCCATAGCTTCTTTGATTAAGTCTGCTATTTCAACTGTATTTACAGATGGACTCCAACCTGTAAGTTTTCCAGATAAGATTTCTTGTTGTGCAAGTGGATCTGTAACATTAGAAGTTAACATCCATGTACCTTTAGGATATGTTTCATGTGTTCCATTGGCTAACTCATAGGTAGTGTCATTTTCAAGAATGAAACTATCTACAGGCACACCAATAGATTTAGCTGAACCTATATCCTTGAATACTTGATGTTCTTTATCAATAATCTGATAATCGTCAAATGATTCTTTGAAAAATCGTATTTCATCTGCTGTAAATGGTTTCTCTCCACGATGGAAATCACAGTCAGGTGTATCTGTTATCATGACTGGTGCGGTGAATAAGAATTCTTGGTTTTCATTGCTTTTCACAGCAGCTTTAATATTGTTATTTGTGATAGTTAAACACCTCCAAATGTAAGGGTTTAAAAAGAATTTTTCCATAAGAGAAAAGTTTGGGAACTTGCTTAATGAAAAGAAGGCGTAAAAAAAAGAACATTTTGAAATATGGGTGTATGAAAGAATCTTGTATACTGTAATAAAAATATGTAATGAGAATATAAAAAAGTCAGTACCATACCAAAAAAAGTTTTATTTACAATATAAATGATTTCTCAGTCTTTTTTTTACTCCTAAATTTTCTTTATTTTATTTCTCTTATGGAAAATCTAATAAAAAACTATTAACTAGAGTTTTTTAAAATAGAGTCGTTTGTCGAAATAAAATAATATTTTTGAAGATTTAATGTATCTTCATTATACACTCTAATAAAAAAACAGTAGAAAAACAAAAAAAAAGAGAGATTACCTTTCAATAAAGATAGGTAATCCTGTATCATCTAACAATTTTTTAGTTAGACGATCTTCACATTCAGTAAAAGTTTCACCAGGTAATTTATAATATTCCAACCGTCCGTGTTCAATCCATTTTTCCCCATGTTTGTCATTCATCTGAGAACATAAGTACCTTGGCAATTGCAAAGGATTTATATCTATGTTAAATAATTGATATAATGCCATAGGTAACACACCATCATAATTTAACAATGCTTGGAAAAGTGGGCTATTTTGGTTTACAAGTTCCCTTTTAAGATATTCTGAATTCACTTTATAACTCATTTTATCCTCTCCACAATATTAATTATATTTTCCCATATATTTGCCAAATTGGATTTTAATGCAACATTAGGGATAATTCTATATTTGACATAATGTTTACCCTCATTAAATTCAATTATTTCCATTTGAGTATCTTTCGCTAATAAAAATTCCATTTCTTGAGCAAATTTAGGATTACCATTTAACTCTGCAACATATGCTCCTTTTGTTCCTTTAGGAGCTTCAATTTCATATATCCATTTAAATTCCCTATTACTCACTTCCCCAAAGTGTTCCGCACCTTCACGAGTTACCGCAGTACTGTTAGTTCCTTTGAAAGTTACTATTTTCCCAACTTCAAGATTTCCATCAATATGAAGTGTTTCCTCTGTACGCCATAATGTCATTGGTTTTTTTATTTGGTTATTCTCAAGAATATTCTCTAATACGGGATAATCATGTTTAATAGTTAATCCTTTATCACGTATCATTTTAATGGCTTGTTCTGTATTGCCATTTTCTATATGGTCATATTCCCAAGCATAATATTTTTTCATTTTATCTGGGGGTAAATTCAAGACATATTCCACATATTCATCAATGTTGCCATCACATCTACCTATTACATCTCTGAAGTATGCATAATCATTACCCAACCATTTTTTAACAACTGCTTGTTCTCTTGGTGTACACTTAGTAAGGTCTATTGTGAAATAATCACTGACTTTCCTATTTCCTGGTAAACTTCCATCTTCAGTAGTACCTTTCATTTTAGTTAACTTTTTGGTAATTGGCTCAGGTTTTACAGATAGTTTGTATTTAGGTAATGCACTTTCAAGTAGATCATCAGATAAATCAAATTTTGATTTTAATTGACCATACAATTTTCTATATGTTTTTTCATATTCGTAATCTAAACCTCCTTCACCTTTTCGGAGGTAGTATAAATAATTAAATTGCTTTTGATTATACAATTCATCCATTCTCTTTTTTTCCGCAGAAGTTAACCAATTTTCATTTGCTAAATCATTGTCTATGAATAATTGTTTTTTCCTAAGATAATTTAATTCATCAAATTCTTTATCTGTTAATTTGAATTTATCTCCAATATTAACTGTAACAGTATCATATTCCCATCCTTGAGTAGTTGGAGTAAACTTAAGATTAACATCTAATTCAGGAAGAGAGTTTATTTTTTGATTTAATTTTTTATATTCTTTAAGATATGTTGTAGTATCCCATTCATCTAATCCATCAGTTAATAACTTTTCATGGAATTTATTTAGTTCCAGTTTATTCTTTAATAGTGAGTAATACTCTTTTTCCTCCTTTGACAAAGATGTGAAATTACTATCAAGTTGTTTGTATACCTGTTTTTCTTCGGCAGTGAATTTGAATGCTTTTTTATCAAGGAATATTGTTTCTTTATTTAATTGTAATGGTTTTATTTCAATCTCTGCTTTTGGAGTCCAATCTTTGAATTTTTTAATTAATTTCTCATATCTGACACCTTCAGCACCAGGGATTGCAAAGTAATCTGTAGGGTCTCCA